ACGAGATGTGGGACGGCGAGGCTGCAACGAATCGGGTGTTCGAGTGGGCCACGAAGGAAGATGGGTCCCTCGATCAGGAGAAGCTCCGTCAGGCGTTCTTCTTCATCGACACTGAGATGGATCTCAACACCCGACAGGCGTACAAACTCCCGTACACCGACGTGAGCGACGGCGGTTTGCACATCGTCCCCCGTGGGATGTCCGCCGTGTCGGGGGGTCACGGTCTCGAGAAGATGCTGGGCGCATCTAAGGCCGAGAAGGAAGCCATCAAGCGGAAGATCTGCTCGATCTACAAGAGGATCGTTCAGAAGTACGACGATTGGCCCGACTGCCCGTACAGCCCCGACGGCACCCGCCCCGAGCGCCGTGAACGCCGCAACGACAAGGATGTGGACAGCGTGGATTTCAAGGACTACTCGCCCGAGCAGCGGGACAAGATGGCGAAGAACGGTGAGGCGCTGCCTGACGGGTCCTTCCCGATCCACGACTGCGCTGACCTGAAGAACGCGATCTCCGCGTTCGGCCGCGCCTCGGACAAGCCGAAGGCGAAGGCGCACATCAAGAAGCGGGCGAAGGCCCTCTCCTGCGACATCGACCTTCCGGAGGACTGGAGCCTGGAAGAGGATGACCTGGGGAAGAAGACCGCAGGCATCATCGGCACCGGCACCCTCTCCAAGTCCGAGGACCCTCGCACTCAGGCGCTGGTGGCCCGCGTCCAGGAACTTCTTCGCGAGGGTGCAGTGGCAGTGTCCATCAAGCACGACCTCCACCCCGAGGTCGCCGAGAGGTTGGCCGCGCTGGAGCCGGGGCCGGACGATGACGACGAGACCGCGATGAAGAAGATGGAGGAGGCGAACGAGATCTTCTTGAACGCCGACATCCGTCCGCGTCACGTCGCCATCGTCGACACGGCTGCATTTTCCAACGCTCGCCTCGCTCTGGACGATGACGGCTACGGCGTGTCCGGCCCGGTGACGTTCGAGGGGATCTACACCGGAGACGTCCGCACGCTGAAGTACGGGTCCCTCCAGTGGGACAACGAACTGCTCCCGATCCCGATCATCTGGGACCCGGAGAACAACGACCACGACGGCGTGGTGGTCGGCTCCATCAGCGACCTCGAGCGTGTCGACGGCATGGAGACTGCCGTCCGACCCGAGGCGCTCACCGGGGAGGACGTCGAGGCTGTCACTGCTGCCGCTGGCTCCGCCGCCCTCCCCGCTGGGTACTTCGCCGACTTCAAGCCGACGAAGATGGTGCCGCTCACCGTGGGCGACGAGGACTCCAACGGCCTCCGTCGCGTGTACGGCATCGCCGCACCGAAGGGCGTGTGTCACCGGAGTGACATGGGCGCGTGCTTCCAGTACCCCGGCGACGTGGACCGTCAGCACAAGGGCTTCCACACGGGGCAGGAACTCACCCTGTCCGATGGATCCCGCATCCGGGTGGGCGCGCTCACCATCGGCGGGAAGCACGTCGACGCCAACCTCGCCCGGCAGGGCGTGGACTTCCGTGAGGTGAACCGGCACCGCGACGACGCGAACACCATCTTCGCGATGGTCCGTGCGTGGGATACCCCCTTCGGTCTCGCGGTCAGCGGTGTCGTCATGCCCAGCGTGGATCAGGACACTCTGTTCCGTGCCGCCGCGTCCAGCCCGAGTGTGGAACTGTGGCCTGCCGGTCGTGGCCGCACGCTGGTCGGCATCCACCTTGTCCCCACTCCCGCGTGGCCCGTCGCGGCCAGCGCGGGCGGCGACTCCCTGACCGTGACCCAGCAGGAGCACATCCACGTCATCAACCCGGAGGGCGGCTTCTGCGAAGAGTGCGGCGAAGGCTTCGAGAATCCCTTCCCGCCGAAGAAGCCGGAGGGCGAGCCGGAGGAGAAGGCGCCGAGTCTGGACGAGGTCATGGCGAGCCTGAAGCGGATCGAGAAGGCCGTTGCGCTGATGGCCGAAGAGATCATGACCGACGTCCCACTTCCAGAAGATTCTCCCAAGGAGTAGCGCAATACCCGATAGGGGGCTACCCTTCGGGCAATCGGCTCTGTGTAGAGCCTCATAGCGGTGGCACCGCGTCCCTGTTCACACCAGACGCGAAAGAAGTCCACCATGGATCTCCAGCAGGCTCTCAGCATCCTGGGTCGGGTTGGCGCGGGAGAGACTCTCTCGCTGTCAGAGCTGACACAGGCACGCGACGTCATCGCTCGCCAACTCCACTCCCTCCGAGGAGCGGCCTCCCCCGACCTCGACGCACTGACCACCCTCCGCGAGTCCTACTTCGCCGCCGACGCCGCCGTCAAGGCCGTCGCCGAGCAGGAGCAGGCCGCGGCGAACGACGTGGACGCCGCGCTGTCCGACATCCCCAACCCGGACGAGGAGGCAGCCGAGAAGGACCCCGAGGACGACGAGGACGAAGACCCGGAGAAGGACCCCAAGGAGGACGAGGAGGACGACGAGAAGTCCCTCTCCTCCAAGCCGAAGAAGGGCAAGATGCTCTCCGTCCAGGAGGCAGTCGCCCGGCTCGGCCTCAGCGGCACCCCCGGCATCCAGGTCAACGAGCGGCCCGCGGACCTCTCCATCACCAAGACCAGCGTGATCCTGAACGGCGACCGGGTCGCGGACCCCACGATGTTCATGCTGGCCGAGGCCTTCCGTGACTCCTCGGGTCGCAGCCTCAAGACCGGCAAGGAGCGGGTCGCCCGCTTCGAGACCTCGTTCGCCGAGGACCGCACGCTGACCGGCAAGATCAACGCCGACACCCGGCTGCTCGACTCGTTCGTCAGCCCGGAGGCCGTGGTCGCGTCGGGTGGCTGCTGCTCCCTCCCGCAGCCGATCTACACGAACCCGGTGCAGGGCAGCACGGCTCGCCCCATCCGGGACGCCCTGCCGACGCTGGGCGCGACGCGAGGCAAGTTCACGTTCTTCAACGCCATCTGCCTCCCGGTGGACGGCTTCGGCGTGTGGACCTGTGAGGACGACGAGCTCGTCGACGAGGCGGACCCGGACACCTGGAAGGTGTGCGCCGAGGTCGACTGTGACGACACCGATGAGGTTGGCGTCGACGCGGTCTACTCCTGTGTCGTCGTCGGGAACTACCAGACCCGGTTCGCCCCCGAGCAGTGGCAGGGCTACCTCGCCGCTCTGGCGATCCAGAACGCCCGGCGCGGTGAGGTCCTGCTCTTCGAGAAGATGCGTGACGCGGTCCTGTCGACCTACACGGTCCCGGCCCTCGGCTCCGTCTTCGCCAACGTGGTGAACGGTGTCGGCACCGCCGCCGCCGCGCTCCGCTCAGACCAGCGCCTCGGCGACATCCAGTTGGACTACTTCGTGGGCGAGTCGCTGCTCACGGCGGTCCGGCTCGACCTGATCAACCGTCGGGTCTTCTCCTCGGCGGTCGACGACCCCAACATCGCGGCGAGCCTGCTCTCCACGGCGTTCTCCAACGAGGGCATCAACGTCCACTACTCGCAGGACCTGGACCCCGTGTCCTTCGGCTCCGGCGGCGACGACCCGGAGTTCCCGCTCACCCTCGGCTCGGTGCTGGCCCCCAACGGGTTCTTCACCTTCCTCGACGGTGGCACGCTGGACCTCGGCACCGAGATCCGGGACCACAACCTCAACCGGCAGAACAAGGTCGCAGCGTTCGCCGAGTCCTACGAGGGTATCCTGGCCCGTGGGTGCAACGCCCTCGGCCTGGACATCCCGGTCGAGATCTGCGACAACGTCGCCTGCCCGTCCTGATCGCCGGCTCGAGAACTAGGAAGGGGAGGCCCTGATGTCTCAAGGTCTCATGGAGGGCGTGGAGGTCGAGGTTGACACCCGATCCGGTGGCATCCTCGACTCCGCGCTCCCTGCCCCGCAGGGCTGGAGGCAGGGCCTCTCCATCCCGTTCTACGGATGCGGCGAGCCGGTGCTCGTGGACCGGTGCGTCGCCGCTGATGACACCGCTCCTCTGAACAAGCCTGCCGTCGGGGAGTTCCTGCCGTTCGGCATCACCCAGAGCGCGGCGTGCAGCAGCCTGTCCAGGCTCGACCAGAAGAAGCACGCGACGGGGCGGCTCGACTCGACGACCGAATGGGCCGTCGCCCGTCAACTGGCAACGGACGGTCTCGGCCTCGGCACTCCGTCCTTTGAGGACGGGACCAGCCTTGGCACCGTGGCTGACGGGAACTTCGCTCTGGCTGTGGGAACACTGGAGCAGGGCGCGGCGGACGCTGGCTTCGGCACTCAGTGGTGGCTCCACGCTCCGGTCAAGGCGGCGGCGTTCCTAGCCGAAGCCCAACTCCTGTGCGAGAAGTACTCCCCGACCGGCGCTCCGTGGGTCATCAGCGTCGGCTATCCGGTACAGAACGACACCACCATCCGGCTCTGGGCCACTGGCTCAGTGTGGGCGGGGGTGGACGAGGCATTCGTCCTCAACGACCTGGACCGTCGTAGCAACACGGACGAAGCCTTCGCCAATCGCAGCGCCATCGTTGCGTTCGATCCCTGTATCAATCTCTACATCGATGTCACTGTTCCGGCCAGCCCCTGAAATCGGAAGCGAGAAACGCAATGGGAAACTGCACAACGCCCGATCTGGGGCGCATCAAGAAGGTCGGACTCTTCCTGGCCGACGAATGCCTCACTCCGCTCTACGGAGCCGACATGGGGTACCTCGACGACTGTCCCGCAGCCTTCGAGACCAGCGACAACGTGGACGACGGCGAGGAGTTCACTCGCCGCTGCGCTGACGGCTCGATCAAGCGGTACATCCCGGGCGTGAAGAGCCTCCAGTCCATCGAGGTGAACGTCGACCTCCACTGGCTCGACCCCGAGTGGATCTCGAACGCGGGCGGTGCCACGGCGATCGAGCACAACAGCGAGGTCATCGGCTGGGCGGACGGCAAGGCCGATCGCTTCAACGTGGTTGTGATCGTGTGGCAGGAGATCCTCGGCGAGTGCGGTGGCGGTGCCACTGGCGACTTCGTCCGGATCTACCCTGTCAAGGGCGCGACGGTCTCCGAGGAGGGCACGCCGGGCAGCGAGGACAACTACGTCCGCATCACCGGCTCGACCTCCGACAGCCACAACATCGGCTTCGGTCCGATCCCACTGGCGCTGGACACCACGACCGGCGACACCGAGTGGTTGTCTGACGAACTGGCGGACGCCACCCACCGCTTCCGGTTCGTCGGGGGTATCGCCCCTGACGGTTGCGGCGCGATGGCCACGACTGACCCCGGCTCGGCGTGACGGGCGGGCACGATGGCTCTCCTCAGCGAGACCTCGTGTCCGTGGCCAATCGACGTAGACAGTTGCGGGCTGGCTGACCTCGATCCGCAGACCCCGGTCTTCCTCTCCTCTGTCGCGACAGCCTCGTCCATCATGACGAGGCTGTCGGCGTACACGATCGGAACGTGCGAGGTCGAGATCCGTCCACTGAACCAGTGCCCCGAGTGCCGCTCGTGGTGCTGCGGGGGTGGCGACTCCATCCCCCTCAAGGGGCCGTTCAACATCTCCGTCTGGGATGTCGCCGGCGTCCGGCTCGGCCCAGACGCGTATCCGGTCTCCTCATGGCGATACGACCGCCCCTCGTCGATGCTGTACCGAGTGCCCCCAGATGTCTGGCCGCGCAAGGACGAGAAGTGGTCAGACGCCGGCGAGGGCGAGGCGTTCGTGGTGGACGCCGAGATCGGTACCCCGCCGGACGCATGGGCGCTGGACGTGGCTGCTCGGCTGGTCAAGGAACTCTACCTGTCCTGCACGGGCGCGAAGTGCCGTCTGCCGTCCAACGTCACCAACGTGACCAGTCAGGGCATCACGGTGCGGCTCCGGGACCAGGAGATCAACACCTTCATACCGGAACTTGGAGCGTGGGTGGCCTCCGTCAACCCTCACAATGCCCGCCTGCCGGGTGCCGTGTTCAGCCCCGACCTCGCTGCGGCCCGTAGGGGCGCTCTGAGCGGCTCGGGGTGCCGTTGTGGCTAAGTACCCCACGCGGCACGCCGTTGAGACCTCAGAGGGCGCTCAGAGGCTCTCAGGGGCTCGTTATGCCTAGCGGCCTTGCCGCCACGGCGGACATCCTGCTGAACGCCGTGGCGGATGCGCTCAGCGATGACCTGCGTCCAGTCTGCAAGGCGTACCAGACCCACGGCATTCCGGTCATCTTCATGTGCTGTGAGTGCGAGGACGACGAGGAAGCCAACGGCGAGGTCAGCATCCATTTCCGTCGTCTCTTCGACGCGAACCCGTCCGGGCTTGACGAGGTGCGTCGCATCCGCCCGTGCCACGGCGGGACGACAGCCGCTCAGTTCCGGATCGTGCTGGCCCGGTGCCGCCCGATCATCGACGAGAAGGGTGAGATCCCGCCGCCCGAGACCCTGACCGAGCACACCCAAGACCAACTCCGTGACGTGGAGTTGCTCTGGCAGAGCATCGCCTGCTGTGGGATGGACGTTCGGATCGACGACGTCTCTGCTGACCTCAGCGATCCCGGCAACTGCTCCGTAACGTTCATGGATGTAACGGTGCAGGTGTACGTCCCCGCGCTATCGAGTCCTGGCTCCTCATGATTGCTACGCTGCGGTCACCGTGGGCCGGGGGTTCTCCTGGCATCGTTCTCTTCGGCCCACGGCCTGTCGCTAGGACAAAGGAGAACAGCGATGACTGAAGAAGTACGCCGTGACGTAGTCAAGTTGGGCCTAGACTTCCGGGCCATCCCGGTCGATCTGGGTGACGGCATCGAGTGGGAGTTCAACTCCGACCCGTCGGCTGAGCAGTGGTCCATGCTTGTGGATGCGCTGAAGCAGTTCACGAAGTTCGAAGAGGACGACTTTGGGGGCGACGCCTTCAAGTCCGCTCTCGCCGGCTTCACGAAGGCGATGGCTGACATGCTGGTCAAGGCCGAGCAGCGGACGGAGTGGGTCGAGAAAGGCTACGGGCTCGGCCCCCAGCAGGCGATCTCGGAGGCACTCATGGGGATCTGGACGGGGTTCCCTACGAAGCAGCAGTCGCCGTCTGGGAAGGGATTGAAGCCAACTGGATAACCCTCGTCACATCATGGAACCTCCAGGGTGTGCGATGGAAGGAGTTCTCGTTTGCGGAGATGCTGTGGACGGTTCACCTGTCCACCATCGAACAGTTGAAAGAGGACAAGCCGCAGCAAGTCCGCATGTACCTCACCCAGACCAAGGACTACACTGCTCTCCGTGAGTGGGACAAGTCCCAACTGAAGGATTCCAGAGACAAGTAGGCGGGAGGCGGGCTCATGGCAGGCGGAGGCGGTGTCTTCGTTGGAGGCGGCGTGACCGTGGTCATGGAGCCCGCTCCTCTCGTCTACGTGGAGGTCTTTCACACCGGCTCTGGTCCTGATCGCCACCTTCGCAGGAAGGCGGAGGATGTAGCGATCCTGGCCCGGGAACTCGTCCCTGTTCGGACCGGGCGGTTGAAGTCCACGATCAGTGTCGACCAGAACCGAAACGAGCTCGGCCAGTACGCCTTCGGCTTCAAGGTCTCTGCTGGAACCTCGTACGGATTCTACGTTCACGACGGCACCGGCCCCTCGCCTCGCTGGCCGAACTCCAAGAAGGTCATGATGTGGACTGGTCACGAAGGCACCCCTGTCTATCGTGACTTCGTCATGCACCCTGGAACTCCTGCTGTTCCGTTCCTCCGGGACGCGCTCGTAGCGATGGTGGGGGGCTGAGATGGTAGCCCTCGGTCCTAACGTCGGTAGGGCACACGTCAGCGTCAACATGAAGTTTGACGACAACTCGCTCAATCAGGTCGGCAAGGCGATCAAGCGGCAACTGAGCAAACTGAACAAGGACCTCGTCGCGGCAGGTGAGCAGAACAAGAAGGTCTACCGGGGGATCGGCCAGAGCGCGGTCACCGCGTGGCGGTCTGTCCTCGGCACATTCGTCACAGGCGCGCCACTCGTCGGCGGTGCGATCAGCGGAATCGCTGCTGCTGCGACCGACTTGGCCGGAGCGCTTGTGTCCACGGCGCAGGAGTCGGCTGCCCTGATCCCCATGTTCACCAGCCTCGGCATCGCGGGCCTCACCCTCAAGGTGGGTATGCGAGGCTTCGGCGAAGCCGTGTCTGAGGTCGATCCCAAGAAGTTGAAGCTCCTTCTTGCGGATATGCCGAAGTCCATGCAGAACGCGGTCATGGCGACGCGGAAACTCTCCAACGAGATGCGAGCCGCGGTCTGGCCGAAGTTGTTCGTCGGGTTGTCCGATGGGATCAACAAACTCCGCAACACGGGCGTCATCCAGGCCGGTCTCGGTGCGATGGCGGATCAGTTGAACCGGCTGGCGAAGGGCGTTCTCAAGTACGCCAACTCGAAGGAGGGCGTCAAGACCATCGGCTCCTTCTTCCAGAACAACGCGAAGGTGTTCGGGGCTTTGTCCCGGATCGCCGTTCCGTTCCTGGATGGGTTCCTTCGTCTCATCAACGCTTTGACGCCCGCAGCCATCCGGCTCGCGGGTGGCATCGAGGGCGTCGCCAAGTCGTTCCAGGACTGGACGAAGGGGGAGGGCTTCGGTAAGCGGGTCGACGACTCGATGCGGAAGGCGGCCACGACGGCGGGCAAACTCTGGGATATCCTGGTGAATCTCGGCGGGGCGCTGATGAACGTCTTCAACATCGCGAACCCGTCTACGAACACCTTCCTCGATATGCTGGTGGGTGTCACCCAGAAGTTCCAGGACTGGACGGAGACTGTCGGCGGAGAGAACGCCATCGCGAAGTGGGCTGCGGTCGGGGTCGACGTGATGCGGCAGGTCGGTAAGACCATCGAGCAGATTTGGCCGGTCATCGTGAAACTCGTTGACCCCCGCGTCTTCATGTCGTTCATAGACACGGTGGGAGGCGCGTTCGCACTTCTCAACAAGTTGCCGCTGGAGCAGATGGTCAACGCCTTCGTCGCAGTCTCCTCGGCACTTCAGCCGGTCAGCAGTTTCTTCCTTGCCATCATCATCGCCGGCGTCTCCTTCAACATCATGGTCGGCAGCATGATCGGTCAGATGGGCGGCCTGTTCAGCATGCTCGCCAAGATGCTCAGGTTTAGGATCTTCATCAACGTCCTTAGGGGCATGGGTCCACCAGCGGAGCAGGCGGCAACGAAGGTCGGCCTCCTGAAGCGGGCGTGGGAACTGATCATCAAGATCTTCGACAGGGTGAAGGGCGCTGTCAGCAAGGTCATCGGCATCTTCTCGAAGACCAGCGCGGCCACGGGGGAGACTGCGTCTACAGTCGGGAGACTTGCCAGAGTCTTCAAGCCGGTGCTGTCTATCCTCGCCCGCTTCTCGAAGATCGCCGGGCCGGTGGGCATCGCGATCTGGATCGCTGTCATCATCGCGAAGTCCAAGGATCTTCAGGCCAAGTTGGGCGAAGTCTGGGGTGCGCTCAAGGGTGTGTTCTCTCAACTAGGCGAGTCGTTCGCCGAGATCGGTGCTGCGCTCAAGCCTCTCGCCCCGGTTGCGAAGGCTGCTGGCAAGGCGTTCGGCTTCATCTTCGACATGATCGACAAGATCGCCGAGATCGCTATCGGCTTGGTCCTGGACACCATCATCTTCGGCTTCAAGTCGCTGGGCCTTGTGATCGAGGGCGCGGGCCACATCATCGCCGGGTTCATCAACGTGCTGGTAGGTCTCTTCACCCTGGACTTCGGCAAGGTGTGGGACGGGCTGAAGCAGATGGCGAGCGGCGTCTGGCCGCTGCTGAAGGGGCTGGTCGGCCTGTTCGTCACGTTCTTCGCTCCTGCGAAGTTCGCGAGATACGGGCTCATGGCGTTCAAGGCTCTCGGCGTCGGAATGAAGGGGGCCATGCCGGCGATCCTGTCTGGACTCCGCCGATTCCTGGTCTTCATCGGCGAGGGGTTCATGAAGTTGGCTCCCAAGTTGATCGCGCTCGGTGGCCGGGCCATCTCGGGACTCGGCAAGGCTATCGTCAAGTACACACCGATCGTGCTGGCGGCGGCGGGCCGTCTGGTCGCCGGGTTCCTCCGGTGGTACATCAGTCTGCCTGGGAAGTTGCTCGCCCTTGGGGCTCGGGCGATTCGGTCACTCGCTAGTGCTGTCGCCAAGGGTGCTCCGAGGGTAGTAGCGGCGGCGAGGGCTATCGCCTCAAACGTCGCCACCTGGATCGGGAAGTTGCCCGGTCGTTTGGCGACGCTGGGCAGTTCGGCCGTCTCGAGGTTGGCGAGCGCCTTCCGTCGCGCGATCGGCGCCATGAAGGGCGTCGCCAGCAGTGTCGTCTCCTCGACCGTGAGCACCATCAAGGGTCTTCCCGGGAAGTTGCTCGCGCTCGGTGGGTCGTTCGCCTCAGCCGGAAAGTCGCTGGGTGGCAAGATCCTTTCGGGTATCCGGAGCGGCATCAGCGCGATCGGCAGCATGGCCGGAAGCATCGCCGGGAGCCTGAAGGCTGGCCTGAACAGCGCCATCGGCCTGCCGAGGTCTATGTCCTTCAACGTGCTGGGCAAGAAGATCGGGTTCACCATCCCCGGCTTCGCCAAGGGCGGCATCACGCCGGGCGGTCTGGTCGGGGTTGGCGAGACTGGCCCCGAACTGGTGAGTCTTCCCCGTGGGTCGCGGGTCTACTCGAATGCAGACAGCAAGAAGATGATGAACGACAGCGGCCTCCCGAAGACCGTGGTGCTCCGCATCGGTGCTCGCGACTTCCTGGCGTACGTCGAAGAGGTTGCGGACAACCGGATCAATGCCTCAGACAACCTCGCGTGGCAGGGAGCCTGAGATGACACAGATCACCATTCCGCTGACGACCTACCTTGTCAAGCAGAACCGGGCCTCGTACCCTATCGGGTCCCCGGCGACCCTGACCATCCAGAACCTGAGCAACAAGATCCACCGTATCTTGATACGCGTCCCGATCGACCAGATTCCCGTAGGGGCCATCGTCACGTCGGCGGACGTTCAGTTCTGGACGCAGTCAGCCAAGACAGGTTCGGTGCCCGTCCGAATCCGCCCGATCACCTCGTCTTGGAAGTCTTCGGTCACCTACGCCAAACAACCTACGCTCGGCTCCATCATCACCACGACCACGATCACTGGCCCGGTCGTGGACACGCTCTACTCCTTCTCCGTCACGGCGTGGGCCAACACCCGGAGTCGGACCGGTCTGGCGCTGGACACCACTATCACCACGCCCATCTATCTCAAGGGCTCGGCAGCGGCGATCAACAAGCCGGTCATGGTGGTGAACTACTACACGCCGAACTCCGTGCCCACCGGCCTGTCTCCGCAGGGCGGGGCGGTCTCGGTGCCCACTCCTATCCTGTCTTACACGGGCGACACGGATATGGACCACCAGCAGATCCAATACTCCTCGGACGGCACGGTCGCCAACATCACCTTCGACACCGGCTCGATCCCAGCCGTCTCGGGTCGCTACGTGCCGACTGCGGGTGCTCCTGTCCTGACGCCGGGGGGAGTCGCCTACTGGCGCGTTCTGACCACTGGAGGGGGCGGCACGAGCCCGTGGAGTCCGTGGGTGTCCTACTCCTACCGGCCCATCGTCAACCCGGTCATCGTCAACCCGCCTTCGGTCACCGACGACGGCAGCCCCACCCTGACCTGGACGGTGGCTGATCAGGTCTCGTGGCGGGCTGAACTCATCGAGGGTTCCGCGGTTCTTTCCAAGTCGGTCTGGGACGTGGACTCGGTGTCCCGCGACTGGAACCCGTCGGATGGTGTGAGGGTGCCGGGTGGTCACGGCAAGATGACTCTGCGGACAACCGACTCTATCACCCCGCGTGTGGCGGCAGAGGGAGCGCCTGTCTGGTCGTACGCGGAGAAGATATTCGACACCGTCCACAACGGAACGGGTCCGGCTATCACGAATCTCAAGGTCACGATGGACGACCCTGCCTTCGTCATCACCGGCACTCGCGCTCTCGGCATCCCCGACGAGGTTGCACTCTGGCGTGACGGCAAGGCGGTCACGATCTACGATGCAGATGGTGTTCCTCGTAAGTGGGCTTCCGCCGCCGACTTCTTCACCGGCATCAACTTCACCATCCGGGACTACACCGCGGACCCCCGTGTGGAGCACACTTGGTCCGTGCTGACCAAGATCAACGGTGTGACCTCGGCGATCGGTCCCAAGGTCACAGACACTCTCACCACCGCGAGCATCTGGATCGTGGACCCGAGGACGGGCAAGCAGATCGAGATTCTCGGGAACAACTCGGTTCCCGTCGTGTCGCAACTCACGGAGGAAGGGTCGATCCTACACACTCCGGTTCACGGCAATCTCGTCGTCGAGCCGGTGCGTCGTAGGCTGATGCGGACCACTCGTTCGGGCAGCATCGAGGGTCTCGTGCTCAACGACGACGAGGCCACACTCAACGCATGGGCGCTCAGTGACTCAGCGCTGAAGTACCGGCTGATCTTCGGCAAGGTCAACTGGCCCATCATCTTCGGCGATTACAGCCCGACCGACGTCTTCTACAACCATCCTGATCCTAAGTGCGACGACACTCTCGTTCTCGTGTCGCTCAACTGGTGGGAGAGGCTGGGAGACTGATGCAGCATCAGGGTCGATCTTTGGCTGCCCGTACCGCCTACCACGAGCGCCTCCAGTCCGACCATGATTTCCGGGTGTGGGTCGACGTGCTCACGATCAATCAGCACTACATCGACACGCTGGACCTGCTCGACGGGCAGATGAACTACTCGAACGGAAGCGAGGGGCCGGTTCGTACCGGGTCTGTCGTCCTGTCCGATCCCGAGGGCGCGCTGAACTTCGGAAGCGACTACATGCGTGACCCGAAGGGCGTTCTCTGGATCAACCGGTTACTCCAGGTCTGGCACGAGATCACTGTCCCGGGCTACGGGCTGTTCACCACGTCTTGCATCGTGGGACTGCCCACGACGGTCGCTCGCTCAGGCGCGGAGGTCTCTCTCGAGTTGGGGGACAAGTCCCTGCTGGCCGATCATGGTGTCCGCCCTCGCACCTACAAGAAGGGTGAGCGTGTGGACAAGGTTCTGCGTTCGATCTTGGAGGACTGTACGGGCGAGAAGTTCATGCACATCCCCACGACCAAGAAGACTCTGAGTCGTGGCTACTCGGTCGGGATGGGCGAGAACTCGTTGACCCCGTGGCAGTTGTTCAAGAAGATCGCTGATCAGGAGATGAACTGGCGGGCCTACTACGACGGACTGGGCTGGGCCACGGCCGAGCCGACCTCGGACGCCAAGGATCCGGTCGAGGTTCACTCGATGCTGGCGCTTCCCTCGGCATCGGCTTCCTTCACCGAGTTCTCGAACTACGTGCAGGTCACCAGCCACCGCACTCCGAAGAACAAGAAGAGCACGAAGAAGGTGGACGAATCCAAGACCCACTACACCTACGACAGCATCGTCGCGCTTCTGCCCGAGAACGAACTCTCGGAACAGTCACTCGCCCGTAACTCCATCTGGCGGACGCAGCCTCTCGTGATCGTCAACGACGACCTCAAGACGCTCCAGGGCACTCTTACTTCAGCGACCAACGAGTTGAAGGCGGATTCAGGTATAGACTCGAACCAGTCCTACGAGATCATCCCGCTGTTTCATCTAGAGCCCTTCGACTACGTGAACTTGCCCTTGGGCGTGGGGGATGTGAGACTTGCCGCTGGTGCGTCCATCCCGTTCGGGACGGGCGGCAACATGACCGTCGGTTATCACAAGTGGGTCAGCAAGGCGACGAATGTCAAGAAGATCCGGTCGAAGACGACCAAGAAGGTTGACAAGAAGAAGAAGGGTGGGAAGAAGAAGTAATGGGTATCAACGGCCTGCTCGTCGACGTCCGCTGGGAGTGGACTGGCACTGAGACTACCGCAGACCTACCTGCCGGTACCTACGTTCTTCCCGTTCTCGATCCCGAGTCGATCACGGAGGAGGAGGTCGTCTGGATCGCTGACACCGGCCCCTACGAGATTGTTGACGTGGACGTAGACACGTCTATGTTCACCATCACCCCTGGACTAGCCATTGACGTGGACAGCGGGGTCGAGGTGACTACCGACATCGGCGGTCAGCCGGGTCGGGCGTGGGTGTGCGAGGTCATCCTCGCCGACGCGGAACGGCCCGTCGAGGTTCCACTCACCATCCACGATCTTGCCGTCATGCCCGAGGGCGGCTACGACCCACCTGTCGTCATCATCCTGTCGGACGATCTTGATTCGGTAGAGAACCTGCCCGGAGCGATGCCGGTCATTGACGGAGTCTACATCGATCCCGACACCCTGCCGCCCGGACCTCAGGGAATCCCCGGCCCACCCGGAGTCAACGGAACTCCTCAGTACACATGGGTCAAGTACGCCGACACCCCGACGACCGGGATGAGCGACGACCCGACCGACAAGGTCTACATGGGCCTGTCGTACAACCATGAAGACCCTACCGAGTCGAACGTCTACACCGACTACCAGTGGTCGAAGGTGCAGGGCGACCCCGGTCCCCCTGCGGGTGTGATCGACCTGTCCTCGACGACGCAGGTGCTCACTCAGCCCGCAACGGGTGGCGCGACGACGCCGGCGACAGCCGTGGTGACGGGCGTCGGGACGAACACCACGATCGTTGCTTGGGAGTACAGCAGCGACGGCGCGGGATTCTCGACCATTCCTCCGGCTGGCGCTTCTCGAGCAGGAAACGTCGTGACGATCACTGGTGGCACGATGGTCGCCAAGACGATCACCGTGCGAATGACCAACGGCGCGGGCGGCATCTCTGACAGCCTCACCGTGTCCCGGGTGGTGGAGGGTGCGGGCGGTGCTCCCGGGCCGCAGGGACCGCCCGGTGTGGACGCCTACACACTCATCCTGAGCAACGAGGCGCACACCTTCCCCGGATCGACGACGGCTGCGCTGGCGGGCAGCACGACGACCGTGATCACCGCGCTGAAGGGCGCGGTTCCGGTCAACGCGAGCGTCAGCAACGCGGCGATCACCGGAAAGCCTACCGGAATGACGACAGCGGTGACCGGCTCTCCAGGTACGCCGACGGTGACCGTCACGGTGACAACGGCTCTGGTCGCTGTCAACGGCGTGCTGACGATCCCGGTCGTGGTGGACGGCTTCACCTTCAACAAGTTGTTCTCGTGGTCGGTGAGCCGTCAGGGCACGACCGGAACACCGGGTACTCCGGGCACCGACGGAACGCCGCGCTACACGTGGACGAAGTACGCCGACAACGCGACGGGCGCGGGCTTCTCCGACATCCCGACGGCGACCTCGAAATATCTCGGCATCTCGTACAACCAAACCTCGAACATTGAGAGCAACCTCTACACCGACTACGAGTGGTCGCTGATCCAGGGTCCACAGGGGCCGACGGGACCGACGGGGCCAGCGGGACCGCAGGGAGGTCAGGGCATTCCCGGCCCTGCCGGTACGAACGGCGAGTCGCTCTACACATGGCTCAAGTACGCCGATTCCCCGACGACTGGCATGAGCGATTCCCCTGTCAACAAGACCTACATGGGCGTGTCGTACAACAGGACCTCCCCCGCAGAGTCCAACGTCTACACCGACTACTCCTGGTCGTTGATCGTAGGACCACAGGGAAATCAGGGCATCCAAGGACCGGCAGGTCCCAACGGACAGCCGACCTACACGTGGATCAAGTACGCACCCAACGGAAACCCCACCTCGTTGCAGATCTCGGACACGCCGGGGACCCTCCCGTACATCGGCATCGCGTACAACAAGACGACGGCTGCTGAGTCGATCATCCCCACCGACTACGAGTGGTCGCTGATCCAGGGGCCGCAGGGACCGCAGGGTCCACCCGGGATGCCCGGTGCGGTGGCTGCTCCTCCTGCCTCGCCGGCTCTGACGATCACGCCTCAGGACAACGGCTTCGTGATCCAGGCTGGACCGATCGACATCTACTCCACGCTGGCCTATCACGTCTCCACCGCTTCCAACTTCACGCCCGGTCCGACGACGGTGGTCCTGTCCGGCACCCGGAACCAGAACGTGCTGATCACCGCGCAGAACGGTGGAGCAGCCTTCGTCCGCGGGACCACCTACTACTTCCGGGCGGTCGAGTCTAACAACATCGGCTCAGCCCCGCCCTCGGCGCAGGTGTCCGGTCAGTTGCGAGTCTGGACCCAGACCGACATCCCGGATCTTGCGAAGGCGGTCACTGACTCGACCAAGGCGTTGACCGACTCTGCTGCTGCTCAGTCCACGGCGAACTCGGCGCTGGTGCAGGACTCGCTGAGTTCGAACCCAATCTTCGCTGCTTGGTCTGGTCCTCGACCGGATGGATGGAATGTCACGACTGCTGCGCCATGCACCAAGGAGACGACGCTAGTCCGGACACCCCCGAACGCGGTCCGGTTCAACGTTGCTCCGGTGACGCAGACGTACATCGCTTCCAGCACTGGCGTGTCACCGTTGCCGAACCTCGAGTACGTCACTGTGACCGTGGACTTCATGCTGGTCTCCGGTGATCTGAACAATGCGGGCGTGATGCTCCGTTGGTACCACGATGCGACCTACAAGAGCGCCTACATGCCACTGACGGCATCGTTCACTCTCGCACCTCCTACCTTGGGTCAGTGGTACCGGGTGACCAGAGTGGTCCCGCGTCCCGCAGGAGTCGGAGCCTTCCTGAGGATCGACCCGTACCTGTGCGGTGGCTACTCGCTGATGGAGGCCGGGAACGTCACGGCGAAGGACATCATCTTCGACCAGTTCGCGATGCGTGCTTCCACCGCCGAGGAGATCACGGCGTACGGTACGCCCGCTGCGATCGCCAAGTCCGCCACTGATCTACAGAACTACGTGCAGTCCCGTGGGTCGAATCTCGTGACGAACGGGTCAGGTGCTCTCGGGACGAACCAGAACTTCTCACCGCTGGCGTTCACTGCCGCCGACACTCCGCCCGGCGCGTCCGGGTCGTTCGTGTTCCCGAGTGGAACGGGGCAAAGTGCTCGGTTCAACGACGAGTACATCCCGGTCGACCCCTCGAAGACCTACGAGTTTGCGTGCGATATGCGGCAGGTCACCGGACAGGCGAACTTCTACATCGGGTACTATCCCTACGACGCCTACGGTCTGGCGATTAACCCGTATCAGTATGCCGCGCAGGCGAACACCCTGACGACGCTGGCGGCGGCGCTGAATCCAGGCGACACCAAGATCACGCTCACCTCTGCCGCGAACTGGTACAACAGTTCAGCGGCAGCGACGTGGTACAGGTCGATGATTACGTGGGACTACGTTGATCAGGGTGGGAAGGTGTGGCCCGTCAACACCTACTCCCGGAACTGGTACGCCGACATCTACGCTTCGGGCGGGATCACCGGCAACGTGATTACGTTGAGAGTCCCGTGGGCCGGTCCGGCCATCCCGGCTGGCACTTCGGTGTCGAACGGATACAACGGCGGCACGTACATGTACCAGATCAACAATCAAGTCGGACAGCCGGTGTGGACGCACTACTCAAACCGAACAAAGAAGGGCGCGCACCCCTCAGGAACTCCAGCCGCGGCGACGCTTCAGTTCCCGATGTCGACCGCCAAAGTCCGGATCGCGATGCTGACGAACTATGCGCCGCTGACCCAACCGAGTCAGATGGCGATTGCGAATGTATCGGTAACGGAGGTGACTGCTGGCGACGACGCACTGATACTGGCGCAGTCCGCACAGACCTCGGCCAACGGTAAGAACCGGATCAACTACGGATCCGTCGCGCCGAACGCGACATCTCCGGGCATCCCAGGCGATGTCTGGTGGGTGACCGGCCCCCTGAACACGATCGTCGGTCAGTACCTGAACACGACGGGCACCGGCACTACCTCGGGTAACGTCTGGGTAGAGCAGCAACTCACCAACGCGACGATCGCCACCCTGGACGCGGCGAAGATCAACACCGGCTACCTGAACGCGCAGCGGATCGCGGCGAACTCCCTGAGCGTCGGCCAGATCTCGGGACTGAACACTACGCTCGGCATCCTGTATGAGATGACGCCGGTCCCCATCTTGACCTCCGACTCCCCGATCGCAGGGTCGATCGCATGGCCCGCATTCACGCTCAAGCACCGCGAGGTCACCATCTCAGTGCCTACGGGGAGCACGCTGAATAGTTGGGTGATCTATCGCTGGAACGCCGGTGTTCCTCTCATCGAGCAGTCCGACGTTCAGCCGGTACTGGCGAACGACGACTTCGTGCTGTTCGCGAACAACAACGGGGTCGGGATCAGGATCTTCAGCACGGTGCTGGTCTCGGGCGACATGATCGTGGACGGCTCGATCAGCGCCACCGCGATCGGTGCTGGTCAGATCATCGCCGAACATCTCGACGCCAACGCGATCACCGCCGATATGGTCAAGAGCGGGACGCTGGACTCGACGGTGGTGATGGCTGGCCTGCTGACGGTGGGTACCGGGATCTCGATCAACCCTGACGACGGGATCACGGTGGACGGGCCTTCGGGCAAGTCCCAGATCCCGGCTGACGGATCTGGTATGTCCCTGTCCGGTACTCTGTCTGCGAACTCCCTGACCATCGAGGGCATCTCGAAGATGCAGGGGACCAGGAACGAGATCACCAACGGTGGCTCGCTGACTCTTCAGGCGGCGCAGACGCCGCCCGCCTCGCCGCCTACGGTTGTGAGCGAGTGGCCGCTGCACGAGATCCCGAACCTCGGTGACCCGGATCTGGTCGGCCGGTTCCGTGGTCTGGTGCAGTTCCCGGCGGAGGACGCGTCGACGTGGCTGACCACGGCGAATGACTGGGGGAACGTCGCTTCTATCGTGAAGTTGACGAAACAGGCCAACGGCGACTTCCTCGAGCCGCCGATGCGATTCGACATGAGGGTTCTCCGACCGGAGATCACCGCCTCGTATGGCGGGCTCGCGGTGATTGGGACCGATGTCTACACGCTGGGTCAGACCACAGAGAAGATGACCGGAGCGTCTACCTATCGGTGGTACGTCTATCAGTGGCGCTACACCGGGGTCGCCTCTCCTGCGCAGTCGCGGTTCACCTACGTCCGGCGGTGGCTGCACGAGCCGAGCACGAAATACGGCGGGTACTCGCGTCAGCCCGGTATCGGCACTGACGGCACTGAGATTCTGATCTTCCAGTCGAACAGCGACGACCTCTGGGGAATGTCCCGATACACCGCTGCCACCGGAGCGTACATCGCCACGACCCCGCTGTATCAGGACGCCGCGCACACGAATCGGGTCACCGCAAGTCGGGTTGGGCAACAGGTCATCGCCACCGCAGCAGACCTCGGTGGGCCGGTCCTGTGGTGGGTTATCAATCAGGACCATACGAACGTCTACTGCTTCGACACGACTGGAACTCGGCAGATTCAGAACGAGTTCTCCGCTCCCGGTCTGCCGGTGACAGGATTCTGGTGGGACGGCACCCGGTTCATGGGCCACGACGACGCGAACCAGAAGGTGTACGACTACTCCCGGATCAAGGACACAGATCTGGTGACGAACCCGGTGAAGGCGGTCCAGACGTGGCGGCTGAACAACGACACAGACGCTGGTGGATTGTTCGTCGGTGACTATGCGACCTACGAGACGGCGGCATCCCCGGTCGCGTCGTACACGAACCTGAAGAAGCGGTCGTTCTTCCGGCTCAACTCCCCCGGCCCGATTCCGGACGATCCGGGGGATGCGAACGACCCCGACTCTCTGACGTTCTACATGGCACGTGGAGCGACCCCAGCGATCACGTCGTACTGCCGGATCACCCCGTTCACCGGCGTCAACAAGACACTGACCACGGTGCTTCTGGACACCCTGCCCACGGTCGTCGCTCCGCCACCGAACCCGATCGGGAACTTCCCCACGGCTGGCGTGACGCCCGCTGTGATCAAGTCCTCCGCGGGCGGTGGTAACCCGAACTGGCAGTTCCAGGGTGACGGATCGTGGGATCTCGCTCCACTCGGCTCGCACAGCACGAAGTCCACTGCGACGTTGGCGCAGAAGTACGACACCGGCTGGCAGGAGTTGGCTGCCGTTACCGGGTTCACCAAGATTTATGCGCGGTGGCGGCGGATCGGGGCGCTAGTCACCCTTGAGGTGAACGTCACGAACAACGTGGGAATCGCGGTCACGGCGCAGGGCTCGGTGACGAATCAGTACATGATCGCCGCGCTCCCGGTCGAGGTCTGGCCACGGCAGAACTGTAACGGGATGCTGGCGCTAGGGTCCGGCGGCGGGCTTGGGATGGGGTACGTGTCCTCGACCACGGGGCAGACCGGTATCGCCTCGGCTGACGCCACCGGCACGGCCCGGACGATCGCCGTAGGATCCCCGCTCGTCGGCACGTTCACATGGATGATCTAAGGAGCAAGAGATGCCGCAACTGCCTACACTGACCGTCCCACAGGCGATGGCTGACCGGATCCTAGCAGCGTTCGGTCCTGGCATGACTCCGCAGGAGGCGGGTGTCCGATACAAGGAGTGGCTGCGGACCGAGGTGACTCGGTACGTGCATGATGCTGAGATGAGCACCCTGGAGAGGGACCACCAGATCGAGAAGGCCGAGAGGCAGCGGGAGATCCTGGCGTCGATGCCTCAGCCCGAGGATCCGACAGCACCGTAAGGAGGACCCCGTGCAAAGACTTCGGGATCGCAGCACGGGAGACCTGCTGGTACTGATGGTGACGGCTACCGTCTGCATCTCCATCATGGCGAGTGGAGTGACAATCGTGATCGTAGAAATCGTCAAACCACAGAGCGACACCACCGATGGTCTACAGAGCATCACGGGGATCATCAACACCCTGATCGGTCTGATCGCCGGCTTCCTGGCGGGCAAGACCGGAAGTACGCTGGCGGACAAGAAAGAAGATGACCCGCCTCTATGATGCGACGCGTCTACGGCAACCCGATCATCGGCTATGGCCTCGCTGGCATCCTGATGATAGTGGCCTTCGTCGGGACAATCGCAGCAGCCCGAGCCGACACACAGCCTGTATCGTTGGACCGTCCGGCACCGTCCTCCACCCCGACGCCGGTGCCGGGTCCGCAGGGTCCGCAGGGTGAGGCTGGCCCTCCAGGTCCTCAAGGGCCTCCTGGTGTTCCTGGCAACGACGGCGCTGATGGTAGTTCTGGTGACACTGGCGCTTCTGGTCGCAGCGGTGCTGATGGGAGCGCTGGCCCTCGCGGTGCTCGCGGCAGCAGCGTGACGGGACCGCAGGGCAAGACCGGACCGGAGGGGCCTCGAGGACGACGAGGGCCACGGGGCTTCCCTGGACGGCAGGGACCACCCGGCCCCGCGCAGCCTCCGGGGGCCTGCCCTCCAGGCTTCACCTTCCGGGTGGTGGCCGTTCACCAGCGAGCGCCGGTTGACAGAGACTTGGTCATCCAGGTGTGTGTCCAAGACGGACAATGACTAGCCCGCCTGCTAAGGTAATCACCACAGGCCCATCTCCGACAGGGAGCGATCATGGCAAATCCATTTCAAGGCAACGTGCTGCGACACGAGCCGGTCCTGATCCAAGGTCTGGTGCAAGCCATTCTCGGGGTGATTCTCGCGTTCGGAGTGGACCTGACCAACGAGCAGGTCGGCTCCATCATGGCGGTCACCGCCGTCGTCCTGGCGATCCTGGTCCGGATGTTCGTCACCCCGGTTGTTCCGGTCCCACCGGCAGGAGAGACATTGTGACGTACCGCAGGCTGCCCGCGGATCTGCCCGATCGGCTGAGGAAGGCGGGCCTCAAGGTCGTAGTGATCGACGGCTGGCGCACTCGCGGGCGACCGGCCAGCACGGGCGCGTTCAAGCCGGTGGGTTCTCTCAATCACCACACCGGGTCTTACGACAAGATCGGCGACACATCTGACGATCTCTCCTACGCGAAGTGGATGTTCCTCACGGGTCGCGGCAAGGCGCTTCCCCCGCCGCTCTGTCAACTGGCCCTGTCCCTGGAGGGCGTTGTCTACGTGGGCGCGTCCGGTCGGGCCAATCACGCGGGGAAGGCGAAGGCGTCCGGCTCCGTGGCCGCAGGCGACGGCAACGCCCTCTACGTCGGCACCGAGTGGATGCTCTCTGGGACGCAGCCGATCCCGAAGGGCATGTACGACGCGGGCGTCAAGTTGAACGGCGTCTTGATGGACGTGCTGGGCAACAGCGTGGAGACCATCTCCTGTCACTACCAGACCTCCGTCACCGGCAAGTGGGACATCGGCGACCCGAACGGTGTGCCCTTCAAGGGGCAGAAGGTCCTCGACGTACCGAAGTTCCGGAGGGCCGTGAAGGACTGGCGGGCCTCGCGCAACGCACCGGCCAAGAAGACGTCACCTCCGCCGCCGCCCAAGACGGCACCGGGTCACAACCCGTATCCGCCAGCGATCATCGGCGGAGCGGTGTATCACAAGTCTCGCGAGATGTCGTACGCCGCGGGCTGCAACTTCGAGACGATCCGGGTGGCAAGTGCCTCCTCCTCGGACTACGAGGGCATCGACCTGGACCTGAACGTGGGGCTGGAGAAGACCGCGTGGGGGACGCACAACACGCACCCGACACGAGGCGATGCGTGGTACGACCCGGAGGGCAAAATCAACGACAGCCACTCCATCGTCAAACTCAAGAACTCCGAGATCAACCGGCTGGTGGTGGACTACCGGGGCGATCAGCGGCCGATCCGCACCGCGCAGGAACTCGCGAAGTTCTGCCGCGACATCAAGCCTCGGAAGTTGATCCCCTGCTTCGAGGCGAAGCACTCCGCCTACTTCCTCAAGGAGGACTGGTGGGAGGCGTTCAAGAAGTCGATGCCCGCTGGCAGCACGCCGATCATCATGAGCCTGCCGGTGGGCGCGAACAACTTCGGCATCCGCAAACTCGCCGCCGCCCACGCCGTCGGCCTTCCGACGATGCTCCTGTGGCGCGAGGACGCTCGTCCGTACATGCCGGGCTGGGAGAAGCACGTCGATCTGGTCAAGTCGCGACCCGGTCGAGGCATCTACGCGGTCACCTGATTGCCTCAGAGGCCCTCAGAACCTCGCAGGGCTGGTGGCGGGTACCTGCACCCCACCGCACCCCCCGCGAGCGTTCTGAGGGCCTCTGACAGCGTTCTACGGCGTCGTTAGGGCGGCTACGCCCCCCGCAAACCGTTCCAACTCCTCGACTTCCCGCCATGCGAGCATTCCCACGCGGGAGTAGGCCCGTTCCGACCAGATGTCGTACTCCAGTTCTACCTGTGTGAGCGAGTGGTCCAGTTCGTCGATCTTGGTCGTCTTGAGGAGCAGCGCCGCCGTGCCGATTCCTTCGCGGACGTGCGGGGTGTCCACGTGGACCGAGGGGATCCCGTACCATGCCGCCTCCACTGCGGCCATCCCGTAGGTCTCATATCGTGACGGGACCAGCAGGACGCGAGTCTCAGCCCAGAGCCGGTTCATCTCGTCGGGGTGCAGGCGCGGCCAGATCTCTACGTTGCCCAACTTCTCCGCCTGCTCCCAGAACGCGGGGTCGCCGTGGGTCGGGTGCGCGGGGGACTCGACAATGATGAACCGCTGGTCCCAGCGCCGAGCCGCGAGTTTGAGCACGCGAGCCGCCCCCTTGTTCACGAGAGACGAGGTCAGCGTCAGCGCGTTGCGCGGCCCCTCCAGCATCTTGAGCGGCTCGCCGATCGGTGGGTGCAGCAGCCACCCCTCTGGGTCATGCCATTCCTTGCGAGCGACCTCCGTGTTGTAGAGGCGAACCGTGGCTGACGCCCGCGCCCGCCGCAGGTCCTTCCCGAACTGAGGCGGTGCGTGGACGGTGAGGATGGATGGAAGGTCCAGGTGCCGCGCAGCCCGGATGGTCTCATCGGACAGTCTCGAGTGCCCGAACAGAACGCTGGCCCCAACGGACCTAGCGTCGTCCTTGATGCACTGGACGGACACACCCGTCGCCGGCATCACCGAGACCCCGTCGAGTTGATACTCCTCGAGCGCCGTCGTGAACACAACCGATCCAGGCACGGCCCTGAGGGCGCGGTGGGTAGCCATCTCTCCGCCCATGGACCAGAGCGGCGGGTAGCCGTGGAGGAACGCGGTGAGCGTCATCGCAGGCGGCGCTTCCAGTCACTGTCCTGTGTCCAGCGGAGGTACGCCTTCCGATCGGCGCGGCGGATGTTCGGGTTGCGCCCGCCCTCGTGGTAGGTCTGGTCGTGTATCTCCTCGCCCTCGGCCCACGGGTGGAGATGTCTGATCTTGACCGGCACGAACACGAAGTTCTTGAGGTACCGGCCCACGTCTCTCGCCACGTTGTCCAGGTACAGATGGCGGATGTCGGGCGGCGACAGGTAGCCGAGACGACGATAGACCTCGGTGTGGGTGATGTAGTGCGTCGGCAGGTCGGGGTCATGCCTGCTCCGTAGGCCGTCGTCACCATAGGCGACACCGAGGTCGTCGCCCAGCGCCTCGACCAGCCGAGTGTCCCAATGCGGCGTCTCTGTCACCACGTCGTCGCCGAACATGCCCAGATGCGACACCCCGTCCCGCTCAGCATCACGGGCCAGTTCGTTCAAGGAAGGGCCGAAGCCGACCCGGAGACCGTGGCGGACGGAGATGTTCTTGTGCTTCCCCCCGATAACCGTGTCGTACGCGGGTGCCAGTAGGTCGTCGTAGTCGAGCCGGAGGTACAGGTGCCAGTCGTCAGTGGTTTCCTCAACCGCCATGAGGAAACGGGCGAGGGTGTGAGGTCTCCCTCGCGAAGGGAGCAGGATCCCGAGAGTCACTTGGTTTCTCTTTCGTAGGGCGACTTGTCCGGGAAGAGGTATCTCAGTACCGGCTCCACGGTTGAGCGGAACGTATCGTCGCTGGAGGATAGCCACGCACCCCGAGGGAACGGGTGGGTCCGGCGCATCAACTTGGGGTCATGATGCTCCACGCCCTCGAGACCTGACAAGGCCCCGTAGAGCGTCCTCAGGTGAACGGCATCAGTGGGAACGTTCTTCGCCAGCCGCAGCGCCTCTCGCATTGGGGCCTTGTGGACGACCAGCGGTAGATGGACGTCGTAGCACATCGCCCCCGCCAGCATCTCTCGCCGCTCCATCAGCGCGGCGGTCTTGCGTAGCCCATCCGCCCACGGCGTCTTCAGCATGGCGTACGTCTTGAGCACGGACTCCAGCGGGCCACGATGATAGAGCGGCATGGGGTCGACGTAGTGCATCGCGTAGAAGTCGTCGTTCCAGAGCACGAAGGGGTCGCTCACGTCCACGGTGTTGCACGCGGCCCCGATATGGCCTCGGACGGATGCGTACGGCGACCCGCCCTGCCTACGCCTCTGGAGAGTGATCTTGGCTAGGTTGATCCAGTTGGGTGCGCCCCCGAAGATCCATACCCGGTCGTGCTCCACGTTCACCAGTGTGCGAAGAGAGTATCGGAGTTCGGGGTTGCTCCCGTCCCGGCAGACGTAGACCACGTCCATCACAGGAGTTCTGCTCCCGCGCCGTGGTACTCCACCGTTTCTCCGGTCTCCTTGTCTACGGCCCGAGCCAGAACCCCCCGCTTCGCCAACTTCTGGACGTACGCCTTCGGGTTCATCAGGTTGAGCCCCGCGTGGCCGACCTCCCACTGGCCTGTCATCGCGTTCCAGTACTCAATGCGAACGAACGTGGGGTGGTCCATCACTTGTAGCCTCTCTTCTCATCCTCATCGCTGGATGCCCTGACGAGCGAGTAGGCGATCAGCAGGACGGCGAGATACGCGATTGCCCCGAGAATGGTCCAGAGCCACCACGGCATCCTAATCCTCCTCTTTCCTCAGGTCGTCCAGGAGATCTTCGTACTCTCCGCGGTGCCGGTCCCGCAGCACGGCCAGCGCCTTCCGCCGGATCTTCTCGCCAGCCCGATTGCGGGCCAGCCCGTTCTTCGCCCGGTACTCCCGGACGTACTCGTTGATCGCTTCGCGACATTCGTCACACGGTGGGTCGCCCATGCGACGGTGAGCGTAGTACCCGCTTCGCGTGCCATGATTGATCATATGCAGAGCACCTCTTCCGTGTGGATGACGACCGCAGCCCCCCGTAGGATGATGAACGGGGTGGTCTGAAACAGAGTGGGGTCAGCACCCGACGGGGTGGAGCCCCCATCCACGAACTCGGGGAACATCTCGGCCCTGAGACGCATCTCCTGGAGGGCTTGGATCCCCTCGGCGTCTGTGTCCTCCTCGGCACTCCAGATCACCCACACACCGGCCTCCTCGTTGTTGACGACCGTGGCGTCGGGAACGCGGGCAGCCGCGTCCAACGCCATGGATCCGTCCGGAAGCGCGAGTAGCGCGGTGTAGATCGTCATCAGTCGGAGTCAGCTCCCTTGTACTCGTCGTAGGACGCGGTCATGCCGTCTTCATAGGCTGCCTCGAGGACGGCGGCGGCACCCGGTCCGTGAATCTTGTCGTTCTGCTGCTCCTCGTACCAGACGTCGCGGGCGATGGGGGTCACTCGCAGTCCCAGCGCGGTCAGGAACGCTAGTTTCTGGTCGGTGTTGAAGTCGTCGATGTTGTCGCAGTAGCGATTGAAGTCATCCACGATGTCGACGATGGCGATGTCCGCCGCCTGATCCACGCACTCCTCGCTGTCGGACAGGAACTGCGCCAGCATGAAGTTGACCTTCTCAGGGCCGTCGTCTGTGCCGCCGAGCCAGCACCCGTACTTGATCGAGTAGACCAGCAGGTCGATCAGGGTGTCCGCCGAACTGTCGAACTCGTCGCCGACTCCCAGCCGGTCCACCTTGCGGGCCATGTTCGCCAGGATAGACATCTTCTCGCCGCGCTTCTTCCACGAGTTTCCGTACGACGCGTGCTTCTTGGCGTGCAGGTCGGTGACGAAGCCGTAGAACGCTCGTGTACGCTCGTGCGCGGCTAGGTTGTGCCCTACCCCCACCGCACCGCTGGACGACGCTGTACGGGCCTCTGAGAGCACGCTGGCGGGGGTTCTAGCCATTGCCACGGCCAGCGCCGTGCCGTCGAGCATCAGGAGCCACCGTTCCTCCCGCTGCCAGTAGTATGCGATCGCCGCTGCCCAGGACTTGAACAGCGGCTCATCGATCTCCTCCAGGCCCTCTAGCGTGGCCTTGCCCTCTCGGCACAACCCCTCCCACGCGAACCAGCGGTCGAGGAGGATGTCCACCCATTCGAGCTCCCGGCCCATGTGATCGGGCATCTGGAACGGGACGACCGGGTAGACGGCGGGCTCGTACTCGATGCGGCGGGCCTTGTCCCAATGCTGGCCGTAGAGATGCAGGCTGCCGATGTTGAATGTGAGCGTGCCCACGGTGATGCCGAGCAGGTGGGCCACGATCTCCTGGAGGGTGCTCCACTCGAAGGCGTTGATCCCCGACCAGCCCCACATCACATCATTGGACCGCACGGTCACGGTCATGTGCAGCGCACCGAGGCGGCTCTGGAACTGCAAGAAGTCGTTGCAGGGGATGTCCTTGCCGGGGGCTGAGTCCACGCTGGGGTCGTAGATCGCGATCACCGCACGCCGTGACAGCGGGTCCGCCTGGAGCAAGTCCAGAACGTGGGCGAGTTGATCGAAGCCGAAGTGCGTGTCGCGGATGCGCGGGCCGTAGCCGCCCCTCCACGTCTCCCCGTCGTCGCTGTAGTCCTTGGCCCGTGGGAGGTAGGCGCTGAGCCACTCGATGTCGTTGCGCCCCGCCAGCACCCACATCGTCTCAGCGATCTGGGCGAAGACGTTGGCCTTGCGGTTGATGCTGAGGATCTCCCGCTGCTGCGGATCTGTCAGGACGATCTGGGCGTTCAGGTGCTCCTTCACCCGCCCGTTCCTGCTGCCGACCTCATCGCCTAGTTCCAGCAGGTCGGACAGGATCTGTGGGAGAACCTCGCTCGCCGTGGGTGCTTCGAACCTACTCACGGCAACTCCATCTCGTCGATCGCAGTCTGGAGGGACTCACGGGCTGCCTCCAGCCATGCCGCCTGCGCCTCCTCGAAGTCGGTGTAGTCGACGCCGTCGATGGTCCACTCTCCGGCGTCCTCCTCAGGCTCGTCCTCCGGCTCCCACTGCTCCAGGGCCTCAGCGGCGCTGTTCAGCATCTCCGCTCGCTCCTGGAGGTCCATGTTCCGCTCGAACATCTCGCTGTCCTCGTACTCCCCGGCGACCTCTTGGGTTGCGGTGACCACGTCGTCCCGGATCTGGGTCAGGTCCTCGAGACCCCCAGCGGCGGAGACGTCGGCGTCCTCCTGCGCGGCGTACACGCCAGACACCAGAGATGACTCCCGCTCGCTGGGCTTCGGGTAGCACTCGGTCTTCGTGCAGCGGGTCTGCACAAACCCGCGGAACCCGACAGAGAAACGGACAGCCGGGTCCCCGACGTTGACCTCCTGCCCGCACTTCCCGCACTTGCCGGGCTTCCGCACCCGGCCGATCTGATTCACTTTCGCCAAACTCATG